CTTGTTTCATCTATTTTCAACTCCTTCTTAAAATAATCAATAATCACATACACTATATAGTAGCATAGGGCAAGCATCTTGACAATATTGAAATATGGAGAAGCTGTTGAATTTGTTTGAGAGGGAGGCGCCAAGGCGACAAATCGTACATCTTATATAGAAGAAAGACGAAGCAGCTTGGCCCAATTAAAAGTAAGAGGCGTCCAGTCAGCAGGTTGGGGAAACAAGTCCGGATTATGGCGCATTGGAAAAGTTTAAGCGTCTAAAAAGTAGCAGAAATCCCGTAGTTAAAAGGTTTGTAGAAGTGATTCGCTCTTTTTCCGCCGAAGATTCGTCTTTTTCCCGCCTTTTATCGGACAAAAGTCGGACGCTTCACCGTCTTCGTTTGGCGAAAAAGGCGGTAAGATTATATCATCGGGAAGTTGAGCGAGAGGCCGGGCGCCGAAAGCTCAAAGAAGCTCATATCCGCTGAAAAGACGGGTGCGGCCCTTAGGGGCGACGCAGCCGTTTTTGTCATGCGACAGGCGGCGCGAACAGGATCTGGCGAGACTCCCGAAGTTAGCAAAAGCATCAGAACTAAACGTGAAACGGTTCGAACCGTCGTCGGATTATCCGTCGGCGGTTTTGAGCGTGGAGCGGGAAAGGAAGGAGGGTGTGCCATTCGCGAGACAATCAAAAAGGCATTGGAAGAACGCATTCCTGAATTGGCTGATCGCGTTCATGATTTGCCTTCATCGGGACAGATGTATACGGGGCTTGGCGCAGTGGTCGCTTTCGGCGAAGAGATTCGCAAAAACGATTGGGCCGGTTATCGGCGCATCGTGAAGATTTGGCCTTATGCCGATGAGGCTGCCGGTGGTTTTGACAAGGTCGAAGAACTGGCTGGGCAGATCGAAGCGGCGCTGCACGAGTCGGTGCTTGGCGGTGATTCGGCGGAAGAAAGCCTGCCTAATTCTGTTGAACAATCAGCAAATAGCGGGAGTAACTTTGCCAAACCAGCGTTCACCTGCGTGTTTGCCGGATCGGCTGACGGGGATCGCACAGACGCTGCGTTCGGTAGCGGTAGTATGACGCGCGGCTTGCGGTTTGCGGTGTATCGACAGCTGGCAAACCCGATTGCATCCGATACAGGCGAGGCGGGCGCGGAATTAACGGCCTTGGCCGAGTTGACGTCTGAGCTGCTTGGAGCCGATTGGCAGATCCATACGGATCGCTGGACATCTGCGGCTGCAAAGCCTTGCGTATTATGGCGGATGTCGGCGAGTCGAAAAGTGACTGCCAAGCCGTCCGCATTCGATGTAAGGCGGACATATGCCGCGCATGTATTGGGGAGCGCGCCGTCCGAGGAGCGCGAGGCACTTTCAAAGTTGGCTGAACGATTCAGCGCGGCGCAGAGATTGAAGCCAACGGCGCCAGGACGTCGCGGGGCAACGATTGCGGAGGTGGTTGCGGATCTGGAAGCCGACGGTTTTTTGAAAGGTCAGCTCCGGCTCGACGTTCTGGAGCGTGTCGTTGACCCTGGAGGTCAATCTGGAGAGGCCGAACCGCCCGCATTGATCGGGCGAGTCGGACTGAAGCAGGGAGATTGAAACGCCCTTCGAACCTATCGATCATTATGGACAGTAAGGCGGGATGAATATGGCAAGTACGACGAAGATGGCAGCCGATACTCGCCGAGAAGCGGCTTTGTATACGGCAGATGAACTGATGTCGCATGCGGAAGACCTATTCGGTGTACGCAAAGAAGTCGTGCACGCTGCGCTCTTCGGCGAATCGGAAGAACGTTTTACAGTCGAACAAGTGATGCAAAAGATCAAACAATTTATGAAAGCGAAGGTGAAGTAATATGGCAGGCGGAACTTGGAGTGCAACGGAAAAACCGGTCCTTCCGGGACTTTACATGAATTTTCAGGCGGCAGCAGCTTCGGCGGTACAGCCGGGCAGTCGCGGAACGGTAGCGGTATTGGTCAAAGGAAACTGGGGACCCGAGCGGCAGTTTGTCGAAATCGGCAGCGAGGCGGCGATCAGCCGTACATTCTCGAACGAAGCGGCAAACGGCGCCACGGCTTACGATTCTTTGTATCTGGCTTTGCTGGGCGGCCCGAAAAAGCTGCTCGCTTACCGCGTTGCCGACGATAAGGCAGCTGCGGCATCGCTGGCACTCAAAACGGGCGAAACCGATGTGCTTCGTCTGACCGCTTCTTACACCGGCAGCCGCGGCAATGGCTTCCGCGTCGCGGTTCAGCCGAACGTTACGAACGAGAATGCACTGGAGCTGCGTCTGTACGAAGGCGCGAAGCTGCTGCGTACATTCGTTTCGGAAACCGGCAGCGCAGCGACATTCGTTGAGGCGATTAACTCGGATGCAGAAAATGCATGGGTGAAAGCAGAAGCGCTGGCGCCGGAATCGATTCTGTCGCAAGTTTCCGGTGCGGCATTCACGGGCGGCGCAAGCGGTAACGGCGAGCTGAGCAATGCGGATTATATTGCGGCGCAGTCGGCACTGGAAGGGGCGGATTTTGATGTGTTGGCACTTGATTTTGCAGCCGATTCGGCACTGCTGCAAAGCTTTGCGGCATTCGTGAAGCGTCTGCGCGGAGAAGGCCGCGGCGTAACGCTGGTTGTCGGCGGTACCGAAGCGGACGATAAGGCTGTCAACGCACCGGCCCTGGCCTCCGCCCGTTCGACGGCACTTAACCACGAAGGCATTATCAACGTCGGTACAGGTGTCAAACTGGGTTCGGCTTCCTACAGTTCCGCACAGACAAGCGCGTATGTCGCAGGTCTGATCGCCGGACAGCGTTTGAACGAATCGACGACGTACCATGCGGCTCCGTTCGCAGACGTGACTCGCCGTTGGACGCGTTCCGAGCAAGAAACGGCGGTTAAAAACGGCGTGTTCCTGCTGTTCCATGACGGCCGTCAGGTCAAAACGCTGCGCGGAATCAACACATTGGTTACGCCGGCCGCAGGTCAAAACAACGCCTGGAAAAAGATTCGCTCCGTCCGCGTGATGGATGCGATCAGCAGCGACCTTCAACGTACGGCGGAAGACTCGTACATCGGCAAGGTCAACAATACGGAAGAAGGCCGTCTGGCGCTGATCGGCGCGATGAAGGAATATCTGGCCCTGCTTGCTCAAAGCGGCGTGATCGAAGCCAACGGCTTCGACGTGCTTTTGGATCCTGCCTACTACGGCGATGCTCCGATCATCAAGCCGGAGGCGGATCAGGTCTTCCTGCAATGGAACGTGAAGCTGGCCGACGTGATGGAGCAATTGTTCGGTACGTTCAACGTCCAGTAAAAGCAGGTTGAGGAGCACTGGCGCCTAGTACGAATACCGCGCAATAGCTCCTTTTTTCATCAACGATATTCATTAAAATAGACCATTAACGATCTCAAGGAGGAAATATTATGTTGGATGCTTCGAAAGTCATTCTCGGCACGTACGGTCAACTGCATATCGATGGGGTGTGGCAGTCCCACATCAACAAACTGGAAGCTAGCGTGGAGATCGAAAAACGCGAGCTGAACCTGACGGGTACCGATTGGAAAGTGCATAAAAACGGAGCGAAAAAAGGCACAGGCACGATGAGCGGCTACAAAGTCACTTCGGATATGATCCGCCGAGGCTTCCAAAAGTTCGATATCATCTCCAAGCTCGACGATCCGGAATCGTACGGCCACGAACGCGTTCGCCTGATCCGCTGCATGCCGGACAAAATTCAGTTGGCCAACTGGACGGCAGGCGAAGAAGTCGCGGAAGAAACGACGTTTACCTTTGAAGGGTACGAACTGCTCGATCCGATCCGCGCGAACTGATTCGGCGTAATATCGATCACTGCTTGGTGATTGAAAAGCGTTGCCGAGCTGCCGATTGCGGGAAGACGTACGTACGACAAAAAAAGCAGCATCATCGATAAAACATTTGATCAAGATTGCCGCCCAAAGGACTTAGATGTCCTGCGCGCGATCTTTTTTTACGTAAACGAATCGGCGTGTACGGCAGAGGGTATCCTGCGGCACGCCGTTTGCGTTTTCTCTCAGCCATCACATTCAAATCCGAGGAGGAATTATCTATATGAGTATCAACGAAAACCTGTCCGAAGAACAAATCCTTGACGTGCTGTTCGAAGCGGCGGACAAGCTGCCCGAAGAAACGGTCGCGATCCGACGCCTCGACCTTCGGATGACGCTGCGCGGCCTGACATCCAGCAAGGTGGACAGCATTCGCGAGCGCTGCATGGTGCGCAAGACGGTCAAAGGCCGCACGGAAGAAAAAGTGGACAGCGAAACGTTCAACGCCCTGCTGATCTCCGAAGCGACGGCGAAGCTCGAAGTGAAAGGGCTGGAGCTGAACGGCTGGGGCGACCCGCGCATTACGAGCCGGCTCAAGCTTTCCGGCGGCGAGCAGGCGGTGCGACGAATGCTGCTGGCGGGCGAACTGGATGCCGTAGGCGACAAGGTATTGGAATTGTCCGGCTTCGGCGTGGAACTGGCTGACGTAAAAAACTAATCCGCTCCGGCGGGGTGACGACGATGATGTACCACATGTGGGTACGCCATCATCTCCGTCCCGGAGAATTTTGGAAGCTGCCGCGCGGGGAGAGGCTGCTGCTGCTGGCTTTCTCGGAGGAGGAACTGGAAGCACTGAGCACCCGCGCCTAGCGATCCATCGATATAAGGAGGTGAAATGATGGCAGATCCTAACGGGTTCGCAATGAATGCCGGCGAACTCAAAGCCACGGCGCGTTATTTCGACCAGATCCAGCGCGCTTCGGATCGACTGGGGAGAACGCGTTATCAGAACATCATCAAGCTGAATAACGAATTGAAGTTCACGGCGCGGCATTTCGATCAGATTTATCGGACGGCGCTGAAGCTGTCGAGGTTGAAGTTGATGCCTCGGGTGACGTTGGATGATAAAGCGTCGGGGGATATTGATCGGTTGATTGCGAAGTTGGGGCAGATTAAGTCGAAACGGGTGCAAGTGGCGGCGGAGGCTAAGATGCCACCGGTAGTAAAACCCCCGTCTGTAATTCAAGAAAAAACAAAGCAACTTATTGAAAATAAAGAACCTATTCAGAAAAAAGAATCGCCGGCTTTGAATGATGTAAAAGAAAATAGTAAAAACCCTAATCGACAGTCTAGTCCTGTAAATACGCAATCTACTACTGCTGTTGTGTCTGAGCAGACAATCACTGTTACAATGCCTGATTTTCAAGCGATTACAAACGCCCTATCTTCAAACACAATAGCTATTGATCGATTATCCAGCTCTTTAGGGAATTTAAGTTTTGCTTCCAGTAGCGGAGGAGAAAGCGCCCCCGAAAAAGAGAAAGGAATATGGGACCGTATCGAAAGCGGGCTCGGCAATACCAAGAAGATAGGATCAGGCTTCAAAGGAGTAGGCGAAGGAGTTAAAAGTGGAAACGACTTTGTAAAAGCTTGGAAAGACCCTGCTGGTCCTGGGTTCAAAGGGAAAGTAAAAAAAGGTGCTCTTTTAAGCGAACATTTTGGTAAATCGCTTGTTTCGTTTTCTGATGCAGGATTAGGATTCATTGGTGGAGCTAGAGGGCTTGCGAGCGATTTCAGCTCGTTAGCTTCGTCTTCTTTGATTCAAGATGCGCTTCCATCTTTTGCGAAAATGGGAATGAAGAAATTGCTGGGGCCTATCGGATATGTTGCAGATATCGCCAATATTGCTCAAGCTACTGAAGGTAAGGAAAGATCTCAAGCAATTGGTGCAACCGTAGGCGGCATGATGGGATCTGCCATTCCGTTTGTTGGACCTGTCACTGGTGCAATAGGAGAATGGGCAGGTAATACGATAGGCGGTGCTCTATATGATCACAAAGACTCTATCAAAAAAGGAGTCACTTCACTAATTGGAGAGAATAACTTCAATAAGCTTGAAGAGGCAGGCCAAAAAGTAACAGATGGCTTCAATTCTGCAATGGATACGGTCTCTCAATTTGGAGATTCGGTAGCATCATTTTTCAAATGGGGAGATAAAAAAGAAGAAACAAAACCTGTTATCGAACCGGCAGTACCTCCCGTTACGGAGCCTGTTCCACCTCAACCTTATGCTGGAATGATAGTAAATAAGCCGAACATCATGGATATGAATTCACCATACAACCCGGGCGCAATATTGAATCATCAAATGAGTAAACAAAACGCGCCTCAAACTTTTTCACCGATGATGGTACAAGCTACTCAAACGGTAAAAACAATTCAAGCGATGCCATCTAGCACAAATCCAGCAGTACCAATAGACCAAACAATGAACGTTCAACTCAGTGAAGGTCAACTCGGTACTCTATCCGGCATGATCCAAGACGCCAAAGCCGAAGTCACCAATCAAATCTCGATCAACATCTCGCCGGGCACGGTACAACTCGATATCCACGAAGAAATCGACTACGCCGAAATCGAGGGCAAGATCGGAGCGGCGATCGTGGCGAAGGTGCGTCAAGCGTTCCAAAACTACAAGCCGTCCGGCGGAGGCGGAGGTTCGGCCGGTCCTGCGCAGTCTATGGCGACGTAAGAAAGCGGACCGGGCTTTGCAGCCGCGGTCCCGGAAAGGAGGACAGCCGTGGAGATTTATTTGTTTTACGGCGACAAAAAGTATTTTCACTTTCCCGTCAATCCCGAAGAGATCAACTTTTCTCGTTCGAAGGGATATGAGACGGTCAACATGCTGCAACACGGGGAGTTCGATTTCGCGCAGGGAGACAAGATCAAGGAGATCAGTTTTTCTTCCTTTTTCCCGAAAGAATACGATCCGTCCTACTGCCGTTTCCGCAAGATTCCCGATCCGATGGTTGCGGTCAACGTGCTGAATCGTTTTCTCGTTTCGGCCGAGCCGGTTCGCTTGGGCATCTCGCATACGGGCATCAACGTGCCGGTGTATCTGATCAGCTACAATAGTTCGTTCAGAGGGGGAGAACCGGGAGACATTTATTTCGAATTGACATTCCGTACCTGGCGCGATGCCAAGCTGCAAAGCAAGTCCGGCGGAGTCAAAGCGCTTAAACGAACCGATCTCAAGCCGACAGGCAAGACGTACACGGTCAAAAGCGGAGACTCGTTGTCCAAGATCGCCAAGTTGGAACTGGGTTCGGCCGACAAGTGGAAAGCTCTTTATGCGCTAAACGTGAAAGTGATCGGTCCTGACGCCAACCTGATCAAGCCGGGACAAAAGTTGGTGATGCCGAAATGAGTTACAAAGTGATCGTAGGCAGCCATACCGATATCACGCCGATGGTCGAAAGTATCAGCATGCGCGACGCGCTTGACCAAATTGCCTATCAAGCGAGCGTTCGATTGGCCGTATCGACGGCGAAAACGCTGCCCGATTTCACGCCCGGAACGCCGATCCGCGTGAGCGGCGTTCTTTTCGGCAAAGAAGAGCAGTTATTTCCTTTGCTGAATCCCGGCGTGATTTGGGAAGCGGAAAGCACGAACAGCGGCACCAAACGTATTTCGCTCACGCTGTACGATCGGATGATTTATTTGGAAAAGTCCGAAGACGAATACCTTTTTCCCAAAGACCAGACCGCGACGCAGCGCCTGCAAAAGTACGCGAAAGACTGGGGCATCACGCTCGGCAATCCGACGGACACGAAAACCAAGCTGGCAAAGGCCGTATATCGTTCGCAAACGATTTTTTCCATGTTGTTCGCGGATCTGAAGGAAACGTCCAAGTCGGGCGGCGCCATGTATCATCCCCGGATGACGAGCCGCGGACTGGAATTATTCGAGCTGGGCAGCAATACGCAAGTGCATGAACTGGACCGCCTGATCGACGTTGCGCAGATGCGTACGCTGGAAGGCGCGGTCACCAAGGTGAAAGTGCTTGCCGCAGCCGAATCTTCGAACGGGAAGGAAGTTGCGTCCAAAATCCTGACTGTCGAGGAAAAGGGAACGAAAGAACTCGGGACGCTACAAAAAGTGGTCTCCGACGATCAGGTCAAAACGGCGAAAGCGGCCAAAAAGCTCGCACAAAGCTATCTGACCGGAATCCAGGAGACGTTTACCGTAACAGCGCCTGACGTTAATACGATTCGAGCGGGCGACGCCGTGAAACTTGGCGGAATGAAGCTGCTTGTCACGTCGGTCAGTCACGATCTCGGCAATCCGGGCACGATGACGTTGGAGCTGGCGACCGAAGCATCGGTAAAAAGGAGGTTTTATCTTGACTAAAGATCCGTATGGGCAATTCGCCGACATGATGAGTTCCGCGATGAAAGGCCACACCAAGCAAATGGCGAGCGGCCTCGGCGGCGTGCTGGGGACGATGACGGCCTCCGGCGTGAAGCTGGACGATTTTAAGCATGAGATTCAAGATTACATGATCGCGGAACTGCCGGGCACGATGGAAGCTGGAAAAGGCGGCGGGACTGCTGTATCGAACGCCGACGATTCCTCAGAAAGTCCGGGTTTCGGAGGCGACGTTACGCTGCAAGTCAACGGATTTCAATCGGGTGACCGCGTGCTGGCGATCCGGGTGAACGGCGGCAGCGATGTCATCGTGCTGTGCAAGGTGGTGGGCGCAAATGGCTAATCTTTTTCCGGATAACGGAGGTTTTTTCTGGGGAGATGAAGAGACGGACGTTGAAGCCGATTCCGCTGCGGTCACGTTCGGTCGGAGTTGGAAGTTCGACTACGACCGCGGTGAATTCATGACGACGCCAAGCGGACGGATCGCGGCGGCGAATCCGAGAGAAGCTTGGGTCGAATGGTGTGAAAAGGCGATCCGTACTCCGCGCTATCGGCACGTCATTTATTCCCGCGACTACGGCAATGAGCTGGAAGATCTGCTTGGAAGCGATCATCCGCGTTCCGTTATCGAAAGCGAAGTCGAACGAATGGTCACGGAAACGCTGCTTGCGGACGATCGGACGGGGTCGGTGGATCAGTTTTCTTTTGCCTGGATCGCAGAGGGTTGCACATTTAGCTGTCAAGTCACCAGTGTACAGGAGGATGTTGAAATTTTGGAAAGCGAGGTGATTGGATTTGGCTGAGTTTCCTTATTATTTGGAGGAACAGACGGAGGATGCGATCCGAAGCCGAATGTTGGATCGTTTGCCGGATGACCTCGATAAGTCGGAAGGGTCGTTTTTGTGGGATGCGCAGGCTCCGGCGGCTTTTATGTTGTCGGAAGCGGCATTGTGGGCACAGGAACTGCTGCGGCGAGGATTTGCGAGCACGGTTGCTAGCACGGATGAAAATTTTCGTTCGGAAGAGCTGGATCTGCGGGCTTCCGAGCATGGCGTGACGCGCCGGACTGCGACTTTGGCGGAAGGCAGCGTTACGTTTACCGGGGAGCCTAGGAAAATCGTACCAATCGGAACCACCGTCTCATCGCCTTCGGACGAAGAGATCGGAGAGGCATCGAAGGAATACGAGACGATCGCAGCGATCACGATTGGCGAAACGGGTAAGGCGTCAGTCGCCGTACGTGCGGTGGTCGCCGGAAAATCGGGAAACGTTCCGCCTGGCGCGATCTCGCTGATCTCCGACTCGGTTTCCGGCGTGACGGGAGTAACGAATGCGGCGGCTATGACAGGCGGAACAGACATCGAATCAGATGCTTCCCTGCTGGAACGCTTTTACGCCAAAGTCCGCAACCAAGGTACGAGTGGCAACAAAGCGCAGTATCGGCAATGGGCGAGCGAAATTCCCGGCGTCGGCGCGAGTCGCGTCGTTCCGCTGTGGAAAGGCCCGGGCACCGTCGGAATTTATCTGCTGGACAACGACAAACGTGCCGCTAGTTCTTCGATTGTTTCTGCGGTGCAGAACTATATTGATCCGACCCAGGACGGGCAGGGAGAAGGCACGGCTCCGGCCGGTCCGATCGTGACCGTCATGCCGGCACAAGAAGTGTCGATCGATATCGAAGTAACGCCGACGCTGGCCAGCGGAGCTTCCGCAGCGGACGTGAAAAGGCAGATCGAGGAGGGCGTAACCGCGTATCTGAAACAGCTGGCTTTTCAAGATCCGCTTGTCCGTTACACTCGGATCGCCGCGATCCTGCTCGATATCCCGCCGCTGATCGACTATGCCGATCTGATCGTAGGCGGCGCCAGTGACCGGAATATCGAGATGGAGGAGCATCAGGTGGCGGTATTGGGGACGGTGACGGTGCATGAGTGAGGATGTAAAAGATACAGTCAAAGGCGTCTCGACGCTCCATACTGTGAATATCGACGAGCTCCCCCTTTCCGAGAAAGGGCAGGAGCTTTTTTCTTACCTGCCGCATTATTACGAGACTTCCCGGATTATGCGTGCGGATGCCGAGACCAAAGGTCAGGAAATGGAGCTGCTGCATCAGGCGCTGGAAGAAACGCTGGATCAGTTTTTCGTGCGGACGGCGACATGGGGCTTGGATATCTGGGAGCGGGAGCTGGATATCGCGGTCGATCCGGCGAAGCCGATTGAGCAGCGGCGCTCCGTCGTGGAGTCGAAGCTGCGCGGCGGCGGCGTCTTTTCCGGGAAAATGGTGCGCAATGTGGCGGCAGCGTATGAACGCGGTACGGTGGACGTGACGTTTCAACCTGAGGAGTGGGCGTTCACGATTCATTTCGTCGATACGATCGGCTTGCCGCCGAACCTTGACGACCTGAAAGCCGCGATCGAAGCGATCAAACCGGCGCATATGGCGGTGGAGTACGAGTTTAGTTATCTGCTGATTCGCGATGTGAATGGTGTGATGACGCTGGGGCAATTGGATCGGACGACGCTCGACAAATTTGCTTTTAACTAAAGTTTTACCATTAAAGGAGGGAAAGGCATGTCTTCGAAGACACCGAATGTAGATTTGTATAAAGCGGACAAAGTTGCCGATGCGGATCAGACTTTTAATATCGACACGATGCTGAACGAGAACTGGGACAAGGTAGATGCGGCGATTGGGGAGATGCGCACGGAGATCGGCGAGATTGAGCCTGAGATTCCGGATGCGTCGACGACGCAGAAGGGGATTGTGCAGCTAGATGATACGACGAATAGTACGAGTAAGAGGAAGGCGGCTACGGCGGATGCGGTAAGGCGGGTTAAAGAGATTACAGATACGAAAATAGCAGTGGATCGACCTGCTAATTTACTTCCTAATAGCACAGGTGCATATGGACTGGCTGGTTGGAGAAAAGTTGGAGGGGAACGTGGATGGTACGCTTCTGTAGATGCAGGAATTAATCCGGCTTTCTTTCAGTTTACAGAACCTTCGGGTGCTAATTGGCGTATGCTCGAATCGGACCAGATTCCTGCAATCGAAAACATGGAATATACGGTTGGAGTAAACTTCAATGGCGCAACCGAATCAAATCAGATGTTTTTGGAAGTTGTAGATCAAAGCGGAACTCCAATAAACAATATTTATGCCACTGGAAAAGGTGGATATCATCGAAAAACACTGACTATCAAAACTCCATTAGGAACGAGTGGGCTTCGAATTCGTTTAGGAGTTGCTCCTAATGTAGCAGCTTCTTTCAAGGCCTTTTCTTTAGTCACAATTCATTATGGGTCATCGCCCCACCCTTGGAATGATGACGTAGATGCAAGAATTGTACAAGCTAGTGTTACAAAAGTTCGAGCTCTTGAACTGGGGATGGACGTAGCCGGAGAAGGGCCTGCTTTTATTGATTTTCATTCTGGAGCACAGCAAACAGATTACGATGCTAGAATTATTGCCCATAACGGGAATGGCACGACTGGTAAAGGGAATTTGACATATTATGCAGAAGGGGGACATTATTTTGATGCTCCACTTTATGTACAAGGTACAGACTTAAAAAAATCTGTCAGTGATCTCAAAATCAGCGTCCGCGATGCGATCACTGCCAAGGGTGGGAAAGTAGCGGACGCAGATGGTGATGGAGTATCTACTGGCGCTGAACTTGTGGCAGGTATAAATTCACTTTTGGGAAAAGGTAGCGTACTAGGATCTCACAATTTTGTAATCTCTCCTGCTCCAAACTTACAGGCTAAAAACCCAGTTTTATATGGAGCTGGCTCATGGAGTAATGAGAGTTCTATGTCAAACACAAAAAATTCGTTTGTCGATCGAGTCAAAAATCGAATTGTGGTCTTTGGATACCGTGGTTGGGCTATAATGGAATATTCAACAGGAAAATTACTTTATACTGGTGATACGGGAAATGCAACAAGGTATGCTTTTTATGATGCTCAAACCGGGTATGTTTATTATGATCCTACAGGAATGAATTCTTCTCCAAATAGATTAAATATTTCTAATGGAGAAGTAAATGTTGGATGGAGGCCGCCGACAGAAATTAATTCTATAGGAGCATTAGTACCTGATAAGATGGGAGGGTGCTACGTATTAACTGCAAGTAGTCTTTATAAAGTGAACTCTTTTGGAACAGTGGTTTCGAATTATGGGAAAGCTGGTGCCACGGGGTATTATTTCAACACAGCCGTTACGCATATGGATATACAAGGTAATATTTATCTAGTTTCTTATGGAACCTCTTCTTCGGGAGGGGTAGCAAATCAGCATTACCTTCTTAAACTATCTCCTTCGTTATCAAAAGTATATGAAACGGCAATACTAAACAGTTCTCAATTTTATATCAATGGTAATGGATGGATTTGTTCTGATAACTTCGGAAATGTTTATATTGGAAGTTACATGAATAATTCTCCAATAGCTATTAAACTGAATTCTTCAGGAGACGTCATTCAAACAATCAATGATATTCATGATATGCAGCGCGATTCAGTTGGGAACTTATATGTAATACGTTATGCTACCATACCCGGAACTAGTCCAGCGGTCATAACTTCGAAATATGAAAAATGGAATCCAACTTTTAGTTTGAATATTTGGAGTTTTTCAGATCCAATTAACACACATCATGGAAAAGGATTGTTTATCGACTCTAATGAAATTGTACCGGGTTCTCCAGATTTGATCTACGTTTCTCTTTCATTTTTTAGTTGCTACTACGCGAGTTATGCCCAAGCTTTTTTTGTAAATTGATTTTTATATATAATTTCTTTTGTGTGAAAATTAAAAGTGAAAACAAACTATGACCGACCAATTACCAAAATACGCCGCCCTCCTCGGAGCGGCGTTCGGCTTTTTGACAGGAGGGATGAACATGTTAATCGCACTGCTGCTCGTACTGGTCAGTATCGATTGGGCAACGGGGTGGGCGTCGGCCTGGGTGCGCGGGGAACTGAGGAGTCGGACGGGCTTTGTCGGTATTATGCGCAAGGTGGCGATCTTCGCGGTCGTCGCCATTGCGCACCTGATCGACGGCGTACTGGGAGAGTTGCACATCTTCCGCGACGCCGTCGTTTTTTTCTACCTAGCTAACGAACTCCTCTCGGTGATCGAAAATATGGGTAAGATCGGAGTTCCGATGCCAGACTTTTTGCGCAATGCCGTTCAGATTTTTGAATCGAAGTCGAATCCGGCAGAAAACTCGCAGTTGACCTCAGACGCACAACCCGAGCCAATCAAACTAGAAAAAGAAAGCGAGCATCCCGAATCAGATGACTCGTCAGAGACATCGGACAGTAACCGAACTGCATAATGGCAAGTAGTTCTACAACTACTTTCAACGTAATAACACAACGAAAAAGAAAGGAGTCCTTTCATTGAAAGAACCAACTAAATACCCCATCCAGCGCCGTTACATCACTAAGCGCTCTAACACCAGGCCAGGCCTCCGGCTCACAACCGGAGTGCCGGCTTTTTTTGTCGCTCACGATACCGGCAACCCCGGAGCAAACGCGGATAACCACTACCGATACTTCAACGCGCTCACGGATCGTTCCGCTTCGGCACACACCTTTATCGACGACAAGCAAATTCTCGAAATCATCCCCGCAGGTACAGCCTCCGACCCGGCCGAAAAAGCTTGGCACGTGCTGTACAATGTCACGACGGATAACGAGCGATTCGGCTACGATGCCAATGATGCCGCGCTCGGCGTGGAGCTGTGTTACGGAGGCAGCATCGACTTTGAAGCAGCCTACAAGCGCTTCGTCTGGTACTTAGCCTTCTGCTGCCAAAGGTGGAACAAAGACCCGCGTCTCTTCATTCCCAGTCACAGACAACTCGACCCGACGAGAAAAATCGACTGTGATAACGCGCTCAAATCAGGGGGGCGCACGCTCAAAGACCTGATCGGAGACGTGACCGCCGAATTAAAGATTCTCAACGATGAAAAAACAATCGGCTCTCCGACGTCAGGGAACGGCACGTCAACTTCACCGCAGCCGGCCAAGCCTTCCGTCCCCATGCCAAACACACCTGCCGATTTTGTTCCGCTTCCCACTGAGACCGCTCTAGCGCTGATCGCCGAATACGTCCGCCCCGCTTGGGCATCTGCGCGAGCAGCCGACAAGCAGCCGGAAGCGGACCATTTCCATCGTCTGGCGGTCAATCTCCGATCCGCATCCGGAATCGACGACGCAGGCCGGAAGCTCGCAAGTGCTGTCAAGCTGCATAAGTCGAATGTGCAGGAACTGGTCTTTCGCTGGCTGTCTCCGGCTTGGTATCAAGCGAAAAGCAAAGGCGATACCGAAGCAGCAGATATTGCCCACAATCGCGCTAATCGCCTTCGACGTGCAGCTGGATTGCCTGAACAGTAATGATCATTCAAAAGCACAACTTCAAACCTCGGTATCACTTCCAATCCAGACGGGAAGGGATATCGAGGTCTTTTGTTTTGTCTAAAGTTCGATACTCAGGCCTTGTCTTTATCCGGCCTCAGCAGCAGCCTGTGTTTCACCGCGAGACGGATACACTACGTGTATTTTTTCACTATACTAAAGTCAAAGTGTGCATCTATTTAGATGCTGAGTACCTACTAACGTAACCTTACATCTAACTGGGTCAAGCTACTACAGTGTGACGCTTGTCCGTGCAGCGGGGGCGTCGAATATTTTAAACTAAACGTAGAAATGAAAATCCCTTTGCCAATAGGCGATTCTCAACAGCAAACGGCGTACGCTAACTCCCACATACTCTCACCAAGATCGCACTACGCGAAGGAAAACAAACGAGAGAGGTGGCTTCCATAATGACCAATTCAATTCAACCACGCCCCCGCAAGACCCAACCCGCAATACATACAGTCAACCCTAGTCCAATTCCTCAAGCACCGTCCAAGCAAAAGTCCATCCCCGCCGCCGCAATCGTCCTCATTATCTTACACGCAGTCCTAGGCCTTGGCGCGTTGGGAGGCGGAGCTATGCTCATCTTCGACCCAACCGGAGAAGCAATGGGCATGCCGCTTTCGATGCTGGAACGCACCTTTTTCCCAAGCTTCCTGATCCCTGGCATCTTACTGTTAGTCATTTTCGGCCTATTTCCGCTGCTCGTCGCCTACGCCATCTGGTGCCGCCCCAACTGGAAAGCCGCCGAAGCCTTCAACCCCTACCGAAACGACCTCCATCCCGCCTGGGCCTTGTCCCTATACGTTGGCTTCGGACAAATCATCTGGATCACCGTGCAGACCTATATGATGAACGCCGTGCATATCGTACATCTCGGTTACACAGCTCTTGGCCTCATAATCCTAACCGTAACCTTACTACCTTCGGTACGAATCTATTTGCTAAAAAATAAGTAGTCTCCCGCAGCCCCATGCTTTTCCCCCTCCCCTCTTTTACAGAATAGCGAAAACAGGTATAATCGACTCCAACTGATTCAACCTGATTCAACAGACAGAGAGGGCGGCTGGACCGATATGAGTTTGACGGAAAAAAGAGAACACAGGCAGCATGCCGAAGACAAACACGAAGCTTCGCGTTCTTCGTTCGAGCGCGACTATTCGAGGCTGATCCATTCCCCAACGTTCCGCCGCTTGCAGGGCAAGTCGCAAGTATTCGGCGCGGGCACCGGAGATTACTACCGCACGCGGCTCACGCACTCGCTCGAAGTTGCGCAGATCGCGCGTCAAGCAGCGAAAAATCTTGTTTTCCAATATCCTGAAATCACGTTGGAACGGGCAGACAGCCCGGGACTGGTGCTCGACCCGGAAGTCGTGGAATGCGCGTCGATCGCCCACGACTTCGGCCATCCTCCGTTCGGGCACAAAGGCGAAGAAGTCTTGGCCGACATTTTGGAGAAGCTGATCGAAGAACGCACGCGCAAAGAACTTCGGGGGAAAAAGGAAAATGCGGAGAAAAAAAGGGAAAAACACAACGAAATGCGCTACCGCTACGAACATTTCGAGGGCAACGCGCACAATTTTAGGTTAATGATGTTTTTGGAGAAGCGAGAAAATCTCGACGGGCTGAACCTGTCGGACGCGGTGCTGCTCGGCATCAACAAATACCCGTTCTCCGGACTTGAAAATAAAAAAGGCATGTACCGCAACGAATGGAACTACATTTCGGGCATTCGCAAAGAATGGCAGATCCCGGAACGCAAAACGACG